AAGCTCACGACATTGATGGCTATGTCTGTGCCCAGATACACGATCAGCTAATAGTAAGGGTGGCGGATGACCAGGCGGAGCACATGAAGGTCATACAGCAGGATCTTATGGAGAGTACGTACACTATTACCATTCCTCTAAAGGCTCCGGCGGAGATTGCAGAGAACTGGTACGATGGCCATTAAACTACCCTTCAGAGATATTGACACTGAAGACCTTGCAAGGTTTAGAAGTCTAAGCTGTTCCTGCAAGTATAAGGTAGGAGACAAGGTGCTTCACAAAGGCCCTTCAGATGTGAACTATACCGAGGTGGAAATACTTGAAGCATACCCTGCAAAGAAGCCTCATGCAAAAAATGAGTACCTAGTGCGGTCCACTACCGATCCAGATGTAGAGTTCTACCCTAGAGAAGATACTTTAAGCAGGCCTGTAAAGAATTATTTGGAAGACTTATACGATGCCTACTTTTACGGAACAGGTCCTGCAAAGTCTTCTCCATTTCCTGTATGTGAATGCGGGGCTAAATTTACAGACTTTCCAGATAATCATTACGACTGGTGCCCTGCACACAAAGGAGGATTTACATGGTAGTAGGATACATGAAGAAAGTAATCATGGCTATATATGCATGGCTAAAGGGCTTGTACCTTAAGTTTGTTACTGATAAATTAGTAGAGGAAGTTAAACAGCTAAAGAAGGAGTTGGAGGATGTTGAAAAAAAGAGCGACGAGTCTGTTGCTAATGCTAACGATGCTGCTGAGCAGTTTTTATCTAGTTTATCCGAAACAAGGCCTAGCGAACGAAGCCTGTCAGAGCAAGTTGAACGAGTGCGTGGTAGTAGTAAAGAAGCAGCAAAAAGCACTAAAGGATCTACAGGTCACGAGCGACAAGAAGACGGAAGTGATAGAGAAGCAGGAAGAGGCTATCTCGGCTCAGAAGAAGGAGCTGAAGCATCTAAGGGAGGAGAACAAGAAGGCAACGACCCGGTCGATTCTAACTAATCTGGGAACAGCTCTGTTAATGCTACTTATACTCTAGGACTTTACATGCTTAAGAAATGCACCAGGTGTAAAAGAAAGAAAAGGTTAGATCTGTTTTATAAAGACAGTCACACAAAGGACGGGTATCGTACAGCATGCAAATCTTGTAACAAGAAAAAAGTCAAGAAGTTAAGAGCATCTGGAGACGTTTCATACGCTGCAAGTAAAATATTAAGTAGTATGAAGTACAGATCAAAGAAGAAGAATTTTAAGCCTCCAGAGTTTACAAAACAGGAAATAGAAGATATACTAGAGAACGGAAGATGTGAAGTGACCAACCGAGGCTTTGAGTGCTCCAACATAACGGAGTACAGTAAGAACCCATTTAACGCTTCCCCGGACCGTATAGACAATTCTAAAGGTTATACAAAAGACAATGTTCGATGGGTGATGTTCTGGGTTAATAACTGTCGTGGCGATTACAGCATAGAGTTCTTTAGGAAGCTACTGAGAGGAGTAAGATGGTAGAAGAAGAAAAGAGACCAGAAGACACTGTAGGCGGAAGTATTAAGCTTCTTAATGATCCAGCTACTCAGGCTAGGCTAACGGAGAAATCTCTGAGGCTCTGGGGCAGTAGATCGAAGTGGAAGAATGTGTTTAAAAAAGGATACTCAGTTCAGCAGGGCAAAGTTCCTGGAACATCTGTTGTACAGAGCAGAAAACTACCTTACACAATCACGCAGTTTGAGCAGCAGATGGACGATGCAATAAAAAAACTAGAAGAAGCACTACAAGAGCAAAAGGAGTTACTAAATGAAAGTAATGAGACAAAGCGGACTGCCAGTGACGCTAGAGAATCTGGACAAGTACAGGAAGGAGTGGCGTCAAAGATTCGACGAGCTGAAGGAGAAGACAGAGAAGCTGGAGGAGATGCAGCAGCCTCTGGAGGATCTGGAGAAGGAACTTCTGGGCAAATATCCTCAGGTGGAGAAATGGAAGATGTTAAAGACTAAAAAGGAATGGGACTCTAAAGTGAGAGAGTACGGACCTATTGCGACAGCTCTTCTTGAGGAGGGTGAGGAGATGGTTTACATAATTCTAGATCAAGGGATTTAACGGCTATTTCTATGTCAATGTAATGCCTGTCCTCTGGGGAAATTATCTTGGCGGAAAGCATCGAAGTAATGTACTTATCGTCCACGTTCAAGTTCTTACATCCGTAGGGACTTGGCGTGTTAAAGTATTTAGGTAAAAACAGCAAGTCTATAAGAGGCTTTTCCCAGTTAGTAACATCTATGCTCTTAGCGGATACCGCTCCGTCTTTACGATGTAAAATATGCCTAGGGTAGTACGCTCTTAGGGAAACATGAAAGTGGTGCTTAGCAGGGTCAAAGTAGTCTCTAATCTTCTCAAGTTTAGCAAGGTTCTGCTCTGAGGAAAGCTGATGAAATACGGAATAGGACCACTCTTTAGCCTCCCTAGTCTTATTCCTCTTATCCATATAATACATGGCATTAATAGAAAAAGGCTTTTCACTTATTCGGATCTTCACTCTCATAGCTAAGGCTTCTTACTTCTTAGATTTCTTAGCTGGCTTTTTCTTTTTCTCTTCGAGCACTTTATTGTTCATCGCAGCCTCAACCTTAGCTACAATCTCATCATCCACCTTATTGCTAGAAAGTGAGGCAAGCTTCTTAAGCAGATATATAATAATCTCCTTAATAAAGGACTCTGTCATGAGAGCAGCCAGGATGGACTTCGCAGCAGATTTTAAAGACGCAAGTATAAGTTCTTTCATAAAACCTCCTAGGTTTCAATTATGCTAATTTGTTAGGATATAGAGCGAGTAAGGACGTACAATTCCTTAGGAGTCATATCGTGGATCTCAGAGGCCTTAAAAGGTAGTGCCTTCTTGAGCGCTCTAGCAGCAAACTCAGAGCATATTAAAGTTCTGTTCCCATCCTCGCCTATTTTATTAAGAATGCCAAAGGTCACTTCTAGAAATATGCCTAGGATAGTAAGGTAGCCGTAGGGCCTACCTAGCATACTCTTACAATACCTTACTATATCTGCTATAGAAGTTACCGGGATGTTCAAGGTTTTTTTATACACTACTTTGTTCTTTTTAAGAAACTGCTGAGTAGTAAGCCTTTCGACTCCTGCCATTGAAGAATGGTAGATCTTGGGCTCCTTATCCCTTGCCCGAATTTGAATAGCTACGTGAGAATACTTTGTGCGAAGAAGTTTCTTAATGAGCCAGGACGCTAAATTTCTAGGTCTATGAGTAAATATAAGATCCACGTTCATTTTAAGTCGCCTTATGAAGTATAAGATTTACTAGTACGGAAGCCTCGTTACTGCCTACATTAGTATATGTGAGTCTAAGAATCAGTCCCGCAGTTAGCTTAGCTGGATATGTTTCTAATTTAGTAGCGCCATCCCATACATACCAGTTAGATACATGATTATCTATTACTCCTGCTACAGGATGAACTACGTCAAAGTCTAATCTATCTCCGAAGTTACTTCCTTGAACCTGGTATAGCCCTCCCGTGATAAACCTATCATCTGCTAGAATGAAATCCTGAGACATAACCTCTCCAGCAGGAACAGTCATCTTAAAGGCCCCTGAAAACCGAGCCCGCTTACCTTCTGGGTCCTGAAAGGCAGAGTGCTTAAAGGAGGGAAGTATCTTACGATTAGGATTTTGAGAGTTCCTGATCGCGTTTACTACTGCCCTAAGCTGATCCTTAGTAAATCTACGATATGTTCGCAGCGCATCAGAATTATTAGAATCAGCTACCTTTGCAATGTAAAAACCAGTATCAGATCCGGCAGAATCAGTAATCGAAGTTAGGGAATCAGTATGTACAGATGCCTTTATGGAGTTTGATAATTCATCTTTTTGCAATACTATGTATTTCATGGCACGTCCGTAGATTTATTGCTAGAGTCCATATTAACAGTAGTACCGTTTACGCTTCCTCTATTATCTGTAATAGTTGGTATAGTATCTCCATCTCCCATACGCCACCAGTGAAGTAAGCTGCCTTCAAATGAAAGATCTGCTAAGTTTGCAGGAGATCCTCCATTATATATCTCAGATATTTCTGCATTTGACAAAACCCTATCCCATATTGAGATTTCGTCTAACTTGCCATCAAAGTATTTTAAGCTGCTATTAGCCTGTTTACCAAAAACAGCGTCCTGAGCGTGAGTAGTTGAGCCTGTTAAGGTATCAGTAACATTGGTTTTAGGAACTGGCCCCCCATCCCTTCTTAAATTAACGCCTCCAGCGGAAGACGTGCCGTCATAAGTAATTACATAATGAGTCCATACGTCTGCGGTCGTAGAAGGATTAGCTCTTACGTGTATAAGATTTCCCCCGGACTCCGAGTTTATAAGTTTAAAGTTTAATCTTAAGGTTGAATCTAGAAAAATATCAATTCCTGCGTTAGTAGCTCCGGATCTTGAAGTACTAAAAAGGGACATATCTCTAAAATCTCCTGTATTGACCCATAAAGAAATACTAAAAGTGTCAGTCTCTTGAAGAGTTTGGGATAAAGTATTTCCTAAATTTACATACTCTGTAAAGCCATCAAACCTAAGACTATTTAGATTTATAAAAGAAGGAAGTACATCCACACTAAATAATTTATCAAAGGTATTAGCAGTAGGAGTAGCAGAGTCAGTAGCTCTTATTGTAACTGAATAAGGTGTGTCAGCAAAAACTGCAGAACTTGATAACTGAAGCTGATTACCAACAATTTGAAATTTATTATCTGGATCATTTACAATACTAAATGTAATAGGGTTTGTTCCTCCCGAAGAGAATAAATTGCCTACTACAGTATTTGCAGGATCTCCGTCTGTAACAGTGTTATTATCTAATACAATGTCCGTAACACCGGCTAGAGGCGGATTAGTTAGATCCTCTAGCGCCTGGGTCCAGGTATCAACAAACACACGCTGCCCTGTAAGCACTTGCCCGGTATAAGAAAAGAATCTAGCTAAGCAGGCATCTCCGACTACCGCGTCTGGAAATATCTTATACTCTTCTGTTAACTGGCCGGAGGAATTGTAAATGCGAGCTATCTTCTCTAGCTGGCCCTGCTCCTCATTCTGCAGAAGTGGTATAATTTTGTATGTAGCTGGATTGTAGGGCATATTATCCTTTTAAGCTAAGTAGTATTCCCAATATGGTAGCCAATGCAACAACTACTCCAAGCGATTTAAGCAGAAAATTGATTATAGCTCTTACCTGAGTAACGTGGTCCTGAAGAGGGGCCATTTGTTCACGTACATAATTTTCCAGTACCAGCACATGCTTCTCTAACTGATCGGCCCTTCTCATGTGAATCTCAAGATTAGTATTATTTTTTACTAGAGTGACATCAACGCTATCTAATCTCTCTTCTATTTTCTGTAACAGATCGTAAACTTTATCACTATCCATAATATATTCCTATTTAATTACACTTTATTTTGTTTTGGTGATTGCTACGAAAACCCAGACGTTTTCGGTAGCAGGGTTGTTCGTGCCGTCGGTAGCCCTAAGACCAAAACCATTACTGCTCTTTGCTGTTTGGGTCCAGTGCCTTAGCTCAAAGGCTTTCGATTGAGTTAAAACTAACTTCCCCCGTATAAATGACGTTGATTGTACGCCATCTGTACCGGTACTGGTACTTCGACTCGGAGATCCGGCAATTTCTACTGCCGAGTCAGTGACGTTATAGAGCATTGCTTGGTGGTTATTCACTCTGTACGCGCTTGCAGTGGCTTCAATATAATACGTGCCTGGCTGGATGGTTATTTGGTTTGAGCTAAGAGAAAGAAAACCTGTGTCACCTTCAAGTACGTTGAGCGTTCTAGTGTGATTAGTGTTACTACTTGCTGACCCGCCATCACTACTGTCAGTAGTAACGTGTTTTACATATGCAGTTTGTTGCACTGGAATCGCTGTTAAGAATTGAGTCGTGAGATTGGTGAGCTGAATATTGGTCCCCGTTTCTGTTCCGTTACCAATAAGAATAAATGCGGATGAACCAATCTCATCAAAAGTTACCGTCAATGTATCACTTGTTGCTTGAAAAATCTTAGTCCCAGAAAACGTATTCCATCCGTTTGTTGATGAGGATGTTGAATCATATCTATGATAAATAATAGTGTTTCCGTCATGAACCACATCAACATCGGCATCTGCACTTGTTGCATTGTGAAATAGCATTGAATTCAAAGTCACCATGTACCAGTTACCAACAACGAGATCGGTGAACTTTAAATCTGTAATGTCTGCGCTATCAGTAGTGACGTTTGATGCCAAATATTTTGTTCTAGTCTCACTCGACTGCGCTGCTGTTACAATATGCTCGGCCTGCCATTGTTCAGAGATTGTTAGGTTGTGCTCTTCCGTATCATTGTTAAGCGTCCCTGTGCCGGTTGCTCTTATTGAAAGCTGATCGCCAGCCGAAACTTCACCTTTTGCTAATACTGTCTCAAATTTGTGAGCGACTGATGAAATGCCGCCGACTTCCATGTTTTTGTAGAACGCTCCGTTCACGTACAATCTGGATCTTGAGCCGACACTGCTCGTATAGTTGATGCTTCCTGAAATATGAATTGTGGAATTATTGTTTTGGACAGTGTAGTAGTTGTCATCTCCACTCGAAGTCCAGCCTGAGCCACTTCCAGAAAAGTGTACGTCCTCAGTGTTCGCTGTGATAGCTCTGCCATCGTTTCCTCTAAGAGATATTTCGTTTTTCTTTAATAGGTCTTTATAAACAAAAGGGTCAGTTGAAAGCTCGATGTCATCTACTTGCATAGAAGCAGATAAATTAGTGGCAACAGCTTGAAATCCAAACCTAATGCTAGTTACGTTATCTGGAATAAACACAGCAGTTTCAAATCTCTTAGAGTCTGAGGATGCTGGAAGGAATAAATTAGATTTGCTAAGTTCAGTGTCATTTGTCTCATCATACAAAACAAATCTAACTTCATTATCATTTGCAGCAGTGGTTTCGTAGTAAAAGGAAATACCTATAATTTGACCCTGCTGCTTTCTCTGTACAGTAATCTCAGGAGATAGAAAAAAGTCATTGTTGTTAAATGTAAGAACCTCTAGACTTTTAGTGCCAGATATTGCACCTGCAGTTCTGTCCTGAAGTAGACCTAAAAATGTACCAGTCCCCGCACCGTCAGGAGTAGCGTTATTTCCAGTAACAAAATCTAGAGCATTTACAGAGTCGAAGTTCTCAGCATGAAATATGTCTAAATCTCTAGGCTCATTGCTAAGCCTCTTAGTAATATCATTCTGGCGTCCTTTAAAAACACGCTCGGCGTCGTTATACCAGATATCGCCATTTTCTAAATCAGTTGGGTCCGAGGACTGAGGCTGTAAATTAGCACTCTTTCTTACCTTAAATCCGTCTCTAGCCATTGTTCATTCTCCTAACAGCTTAAGCTCTAAATCGTTTAACATGTACTCTTAAATCAGCAGCATTAGTGCTGTCGTAGCTAATCTCTGTGTCTGTACCGTTCATAGCTACACTAAATATAATTCCCGTGTCTCCCCCGGACTGAGAGAATGTATCAACTAGCTCAGGAGCGGTTCCGTCACTAGATATATACAAAGTTCCTGTTCTAAATTCTCCGTTAACAGAGTCTCTGATATGATAGTCTAATACCATACCACTGAAGGCATTAGACATAGTTAAGGCAGAGATAACCGTTCCCGTCTGAGAAGCAAGAAGACTTACAGTATCTACATATTCTACCTCTAGCTTATTAGTCTCTCCAAGCTGCACCACGTTAGCATTTACATCTACCTGACCTGCGCCGTCTGGGTCTAGGACCACGTTTCCGTCAGTGTCCGTGCTAGAGATTGTATTTCCGTCTACTTTAACATTATCCACATCTAGCTGTGTAAGCCCGGACATAGCACCTGCATCGTCCAAGGAAACTAAGGAATCTTGAACAGCTTCTCCAGTAGTACCATCCGTGCGTACAAGTGCATTATCAGTACTAGAAGAAAAATCATCTAGCTTAGCATCTAACTGAGTCTGAATAGCAGAAGTTACGCCAGCTAGGTGTCCTAGTTCTACGTTTGTAACGGCTGAGGCAGTAATTACGCCCGATGGGTCAGATATTAGTGCTCTGTCAGCGGTTAAAGCAGCAAGCTTGGAGAGAGTAATTGCAGCAGATGCGTTAACATCAGCATCTACAATCGCTCCAGCCTTGATATTTAGACCATTTGTAGTATCTGCCTCAATGTCTCCAACAGAAGCAGTGTTCACAGAAGTAGCTACGTTACTGCCGTTTCCTATAATCAGATTCTGACTAACTAAGTTTGTAAGCTGGATATCAAAACCTGCTTTCGATAGGAAACCAGAGGCAGTAGTGGCCTCGAAGAACTTTTTCTCCCAAGTGGTTCCGCCAAATATGTAGATTCCATCGTCTTCATCGTCCGCAGTAACGTGGTACCCAGCAGCAGGAGCAGTAAAGTCCCAGGAAGTTCCATTCCATTCTGCTATATTCCCGTCCTGACCGGCCCAGGCTCCAGTAGCTACTGCTGCAGAGGTGTCTAAACCTACTAAATATCTATCTCCTGTTGTCGGAGATCCTGGAGGCGCTGTAAGATCTTTATCAATTACTGAATCCTGCCAGGAGTATGCATTGATAATGTTAAGCACTGAGTCTAGCTGCTGCTTGGTAACTGCTTCTAAGTTCTGAGTAGCATCAGCAGATAAAATTAAAGGCTTGGAGACTGTAACCTCTCCAGCTCCATTGGGATTAAGTATTAAATTACCGTCTGTATTAGTAGTAGATACCGTGTTTCCATTTAGTCTAACATTATCTACATCAAGTTGGGTAAGTCCTGAAAGCTCATCCGAGTCGTTTATAGAGACTCCAGAATTCTGCACAAGCTTTCCAGTTGTACCATCATACCGGACAACGGCATTATCAGTAGAAGAAGCCGGGCCTACAACAAATGGACTTACATCCTCTACTACATCTAGATTTCCTGTAAAAGGATTGAACTTAAAACCCATTCCTAACTCCTAGTTACGCTTGCTAGTCTATCCTGAGCATCATATCCTAGAGTAAGGGTAGCTACAATGGTCCCGGCAGCTCCTCCAGTACGGTAGGTAACAGTCTCAATTTCTCCTGCCCCGTTTCCAGCGGCCACGTAGGTAAAGGCTAGGTAATCAAATTCCTCGGGAACCAGGTTTCCAGCTAATCGTGCATTTAGGCTATTGATATCAGATTCGATATTAGATAGGCTTGCATTGCCTGTGGCCTGGTTAGCAGCAGTAGAGACTTTAGTGTCTATGCTAGCTAGAGTAACTTCCGTAGCTACTTTTCCGTCTACGCTCGCTAGTGTAGTCTCTGTGGCAGCCTTAGTCTCTAGAGCGGCTAGAGTTGTCTCTGTAGCCACCTTTCCGTCTACACTAGCTAGGGTAGTTTCTGTTGCTACCTTACCGTCGATAGAGGTTAGGGAAGCACTCTGACCATCTAACTCAGTATTGACTTCTTGTAATTCTGTTATTATAATATCCTGCTTAGCTTCTGTAGCTAGGCCGGAGGTGTCGATGGTTACGCTGGGGTATGTAAACTGTGCCATTTTATGCTCCTACCGTCTTAGCTACTAGCGTAGCATCGAGAGTCCCTGTTCCTGAGGTAGATACGAAGCGCATTCGGATCTCGCTAAAAGGAAGCTCGAAGAATTGAAGTAAGTGGTTCTGCTCGGGATATGTAGTAGAGTTAATCACTACAGGAGCGTTCATATTAACCTGATACCACTCTTCAGTAGGAAGGCCCTTCTCTGTATTCCTAGCCTCTACGATAAGTTCTCCGACTGGAGAGCCTGTCCATACAACTCGGACTGAAGCCTTGTCTAGGTTTCTGACATTAGTAACTTCTGATGTACTATCTGCAGAAATGTCCTGGGAATCGAACATTTTAAATGAAACTACGGTATGCTTTCTCAAGGCTTCCTCCTGGTAGGTTAAGGGCTTTTGGCCCCAGGTATCTACTTATATATACTTGTTTTAACCCTGTCTTCTAATCAGATTACCCATCCGACTAGTCTTCTGACGCTCAGCAAATTGAACCTCTTTCAGGCCTCCAACAGTAGGCTTAACAGCTCCCTCCTGCATCTCAGCTTCTGCCTGAATATCCTGCTCCTGTCCAAAATTGGCTTGAAGGCCTCGAACTCTCATAGGCTCTAGGGACGGATCGGAATCAAACTCCATCAGGATTCCAAGCTGAATTCTCTGGTCATATCCGAGGTTCGTCTTCGGATCTGCCGCTACTTCCATGGCCTTATCCCTCATGCGCTCGTACAGGTTAGGGTAGACAGCTGCCATGGCTTCCACATGGTCTCTAGTAAGTGACCGGGACTCTAAGTCTTCTAGTATGCTGAGCGGGTTTTCAATCACTTGGAGATAGCGTTCAAATCTGGCTAATTCAAAAGAAGAGGGCTCAAATTCCCGCTTCATGTGAGGGTATCGACCTACATTTTGGTTTACGGGGAGTTTGGAGTTTAGGAAGTTTACTGCTCTCAGGACTCTGTCTTCAATAAAAGCAGCAGTCTCGGGCATAGCGGCTTTAATGTGAGAATTGCTAACCATCATGCGACGAGCAAGAAAATCAGGATCTGAAACTGCACGATCTATGTTCTCTCTTAGGTTATTGTAAGCTTCCTTCCGGTCTTTAGGTTTTTTAGGCTTTTTACCTAGCTCAATCTTATTAGCAAAGTTAGAAGAGGCTAGGGCTTTAGTAGAAGCGGCCACGGCCACCTTTCTAGCTCCAGAGGCGAAGTTCTGCATAGACTTATTCACAGCTTTTTGAGCTGCACGTAGAGAATCATTTGCGGCAGCCATTACAATCATGCGGCGTCTAAAGTCAGATTCTGCAAGTCTTCTAGCTGCAGAAATTCCAATAGCTATACCTGGATCTCCGGTAAGTACACCTCCAAAGCCTCCAAGAACTGCGTCTTTTAGGCCTATAAAAGTATCCCCTTTTAGAGCCTTTTTATCTAAGGTGTCTTTTATAGTAGCCGCAATGTGGTATTGTAAGTTATTTTTCTTAAGTTCGGTAAGCAGGCCTCCCAAGGCCCCTTCGGCATCTGCAGCGTCTATACGACCTAGAACATCATCTATCTCTTTTCTTAAAGTTCCTCGGGCCTCGCGTAAAAGCTGATTCATAGGGTTTTTAGGATTCTGGTATTTACCATAAAGGGCATCGTCGAAGTTTTTTCTAAGCTGCTGAAGCCTAGCTAGAGGAATATTGCCCTGAGTTTGAGCCAGTTGTGCCATTTCTCTAGCAAACTTACGAAGCTGTTTAAGCTCTTCTCCCATTACGCCAGAACCTTTGAGTTTATCAGAAATGGAATCTGCAATAGACTTAAGTTTAATTCCGACAGACTGGTAAGTAGGGTTTACATTAAGAGCCTTAGATTCTACAAAATCATCGGCCTTTTTAAATATTTTTTCTAGAGCCTTTCCAGATCTTCTAAGTATAGACTCGTTAGCTTCTAATAAATCATCCGCTTTCGTGAATGCGCCTATTTTTAAATCGTTTCTTAGGTAGTTAGCAAGATTTTTAAATACTAGAGGAAATTTGTTCTTAAGATTATTAATTTTGTTAGGTGTGTTATACCCCACAAGCTCGGCTGCGGCTACATTCTCGTCGGCAAGTGAAGCAGCTTTTTTAGCAGCCGTAGATTTAGAAGCTAAAGGCGCTAGGGCCTTAACTCCTCCAATAAGTGACCCAATTCCCCCTCCTATAAATGCACCTGCGCCCACTGACGCCATAAGATTATCTGCGTTAAAATCAGCCGTTCCAAGAGCATCTTCCCTGATTAACTGACCGCCTGCATAGGGAACAGCTTCTACCGCTCCGCCTACTCCCTTGGATACAATGTCTTTAGCCATTCTACGAACAGCGGAGTTTTCAGCGCCTTTTGCCAGAGCTTTAGCTGTAACTTTTTCTGCAAATTTACCAGCTTTAGTAGCAGATTTTAACCCTGCTCCGGCTACCTTCCCCACACCGCCCGGTATTAAGAGACCTCCTACTAAACCAGTTACAGTACCTGCCGTACCTGCTCCAGTTTCTCTCCGCTCTCTGAGTTCTTGACTAGTAGCAAGTCCGGCCTTCTTAAGTGCTTGATCCGATGCCCCAAAAGAAAGTTCAGATAATGCAGCTTCAAGGAATGCTTGACCTGACTGCTCGTCTAGCTCCTCCTGCTTTTTAATATCAGCAGCAGCTCTAGCGGCTAGATCATCTGCAGTAGCGTCTATAAGATTCTCAGATTCCTGACTTTCTACAAGAGTGTTAGTTCTTATACTGTCATTAATCTGCTCAGATATAGACTTTTCTTTCTTATCTTCTTTCATTTAGCTACCTGGATAGTTTTCCATCATCCAATCAGATATCTTCTCTTCAGAAAGTCCCTGATCTTTTAGCTTCTGCCTAGTCTTCATAAATATCTGCTCTTGAGGAGTTAGCTTAATGTTAGCACCTCTAGCAGCTAGAGAGGCCCTCATAGAAGTCTTTAAGATAGATTCTACGGCTTTAAGTCTTCTTATTTGAACTCTTCTTACTGCAGGAGCCATGGAAGCTAAGCTTGTAGGATCTCCAATGGCTTTTTCAAGTCTAGCAAATTCAGTGTCTGTAAGAACACCTGGACCTGTAAATGGAATACGAAGGGCACCTACAAGAGACTTTAGCTCTGTTTGTATAACGGCGACCTCTTCGCTCAGACCTACCTGTCCCGTAGCTATTTCCGCAGCAGTAAGATTTTGAGCCCTTTGAACCATAGGACCGATTCTTCTATAGGCACTCTCAGCTTCACTCAAAGATTTTATTAGCTCATTTCTGTCCTTTCCGGAATCAATTAAAATCTTACCTCCTCCAAGAGCATCAGGAACAGTAATAATCCTTTCTTGAACTTCAGGAGAAGCCATGTCCAAATCTGCAGGGTTTATAACTACTCCCGCTCTTTTAGCCGCAAGCACTCTATCAGAGGCCTGCTCTCTTAACTGCGCTCTTCTAAGCTTTTGTCCGGTAAGCATTGCATTTTGAAGCATAACAGCATCTTTAGTCGACTTAGCTTGCCTATCCGCCATTTTTATAGCCATTTCATAAGCCGCTAGTTTTTCTTTTCTGGCCGCTTCTTCGCTAAGCCTCTTTTCTGCTATAGTCTTATCTATCTGCTCTTGAATTCTATCAATATAGGTCTTACCTCTACCGCCTCTAAGCTGATAAGCAATTCCAGATGAAGCAGCGGCTATAAGCATTAATATTTTTCCAGCAGTAGTAGCATTGCCGAAAACATCTGCAGGAGTTCTAACCTCAACTTCCTTTTGAACCTCCTCAAGTTCCCGCTGCTTAGCCTTCTCGCCCTCTTGAATCTGATTCTGACGAGCCTGCGCTTCTGCTATTTGGGCTCTTTTAACTCCCTCTCTTTCCGCGGTATCTTTCTTTTGAACTTCGGCTACTGCCTTAACTTCCTCTTCTGTAGGAACATTAGCTACTTCCCTAGCCTCTGAAGCCTTGGCTCTTTCAGCGATAATAGCATCCAGTTCAGGGTCCCTAGGAAGCTTGTCCTCAGGGTAGCCTTGATCTATCATAGTCTTTAAATCGGCTTTATACTCATTAATTCTAAGATCAAGCTCCTCCTTCTCGTTTTGCTTGATCCTTTCCTGCTTTTTCTTTTCGTAAGCTTCATTTTGAACAAAATCTTTCCAAAGCTTTCTCTTTTCGGAAGGATCTATCTCTTCCCCTTCCTTAGAAAACTGCCAGCGGTTACTCTTGACCTGGTCTAAGTATTTCTCAAATCTCTGATATAAAGGCTCCTCCTCCTCAAGCTGTTCGTTCACTTCTTTAGCTTTTAATTCCCTTCTTGCCTCAACATCCATAACCGCCTCCCCGGCGATCTCACGAGGATCTAGATTAACTCCAAAATCAACTCCGGGCTCAGGGGCGTCCGGCAGGTCCTCAGGCCTGGCAATCATCTCAGGGGCCTGCGGCTCAGGCTGTCTAGCAAGCATAGGAGGCACCTCAGGAGCCTCAGCTTCAGGTACTGGGGTAGCAGGCACCTCGGGAGCCTGAGGCTGTTGAGGAGCCGGTGAGAGCCTCTGAGCCTGATCCTCTCTAATAGCGCCTTTATCTAAAAGGCCCTGTACAACATCTGCACCTAAAATTGGTCCTTGATTATTTGACAATTTGACTCCTATTTCTAGTACTTATTGCACTCGCAAGGGAGGAACCTCCGCCGCCCCCTCCTCCTCCGGTGGATTTAGCTAAGCCTCCTAGTTTTCCTTTAAGCAGGCTAGCTCCTCCAGTAACAAGTCCCGTTAAGGCATTAAGACCGAACTGCCCGGCCTCCTGCTGCAGCTTTGCCTCTGCCATACGAGCCTGCAAAATCTGTTGATTAACGTCCCTATTAGCAGCTGCCTGAGCTTGTGCAGCATTTAGCCCTAGAGCCAGGTACTGCTGAGTCAACTGGTCAGCCTGAGCCTGCTCCTGTCCTCTAATCTGTCCTAAAAGCTGCTCATTTTGAATCTGCTCTTGAATCCGTGCAGGTACGGCCTGCTGAGCAAGTTCCTGACCTGTCTGAGCCTGGGATCTAGCAAGTGCTCTAGAAACAGAAGCAGCAGAAGCGCCCCGGCCTCTGGAAGCAGCTGCAGCTAATTGCTGAGCCAAGGTGCGATCCTGTGCTGCTTTTAACTGTTCATCAGTAACAGAAGGACCTTCGCCAGTAGCCCGCTGCTCTAGCCTCTCAATTTGTCTCTGAGTAAAAGGAGTTGTAAACTCAGAACGCTCTTTTGCAGCTCCGAATTGCTGCCTACTCTTCTTAGTAACGTCCTCGAATTTTTCAGTTTGGCGAGCGCCCTTAGTTTCCGCCTTTACCTTCGGACCTACTCCAAATAGCGATTTTATCGCACCTAACATATACATTTCTCCTTAAATTATAGTATATAAGTCATATATTATCTTGTAGCAGACCAGGAGACTACCGCCCTCCAAGTATGCGTAATTGTTAGCTAGTACCTTCACTGTTACCGTCTGCAAGCTTGTTAGCTCCGACCTTAACTCCGATCTGAAATCTCATGTTAGAAATATCAAATCCTTCCCCAAAATCATCTTCCTGAAAGTCCTCTACGCTAAATCTAATAGCAGTACACTTTTGTATCTTAGGCCGGATATGCCACTGATAAGCATTAAACTCTCCTCCATAAACAGGATCTCCCGTGCCATAAGGACTTCCATCTCCATAATTGTTAGTATTTTGGACAAGCTCTGTAGTATCAATATTGACCTGCTGGGTAAACACCGAATTAAAGTCATACCCTACTTTTACCTTCAGGACATGTGGACTTTTATAGCTACCTAGCAAAGTGGCCCGGTAAACCCTTTGAAATCCAGATAGACCTGACAACTGAATCCAAGATGTGACCAGCTTCATTCTTATAGCAGTGGCATCGTCTACAAAGGCTCCCGGCGTCTCCTGAAGTACAGTACCATCTGCTCGAACGTAGGTGAACAGGTTTTCGTACATTGCAGAGCTTACGCCTCTATGATTAGTAAAAGTAGACCATTCCTTGAAGTAGTAGTCGTAGACTAAGGCCTTGTCATCTGATGTTATAAAACGAACCTGATTGGTGTTTGAGACTAGAGTAGCAGACCTAATTGTTAGGTCGTTAAAATCCTCTACAGGTGCTCCAATGTATTCCACCTGCAGTGATCTATCGAGCATGTAAATACCTTTCTTAGACTTAAACATAAGTCCTACAGGAGTCTCTACAACAGAATTAGCATCGACGCATCCTGCATCTGCGGTTATTCGATCAGGGCGTCCAAAATCTGACTGCTCACCCTGATTATTAGGTCCGTCTCCTACTTGAAGGTAAATAGACTCTTCTTTAAAAACAATAAGCTTTTCATCAATCACGCCCAAGGCAGTAATAGGGCCGCCGTCAGGACTTACTCGAAAGGTTAAAGTATCGTTAAACTCTACAGGCTCCCCTTCCAGCCTCTCTTTGGAGAACCAGACCAGGTTAGGATCTTCTAGTCCAGATATAGCTAGTCTATTACCCCAGGAAACCATTAGAGAAGAAGATGGAGGCGCAATGTTGTCTAAGATGCCACCAGTGGTGTATAATATCTCATTAGATATAATGGCAGAATCAGCCGCAGTATCGTCGTATGTAATCGTATCTACAGTCTTATCATTGTCTAAAAGACTTGTAGAACTAGTTAACTTGTAAAACAGAGTCCTATTAGCCTCGGTGCGGTAAACTTCTATAAACACACCTTCCTTCTTAGTAACGCGAGCTGTTGGAATTGTAAGCTCTACATCAGAAGGACCGCCTGCGATTTCAACAGTAATAGGAATAGAAGGTGCGGATCTATGTAACTGACCTTCATTATCCTGCCATGCGTAGACTACGCTGTACTGATATGTACCATCCGCTATACTACCTGTGCCCACATTAGTGATTGTAGACTCAACGCCTTCAGGAAATAGGTTAAAATTCTTCTCGGTAACACTAACTCCGTCGTAGGACTGAAGAATGCCTCCTACAAGATGTAAGTTATTACCTATTTCTTCTGCAATAAAGTTATTAAGAGATAGAAAATCAACATTTGTAGACTGTACTCCGTCATTGGTAAACAGGGTGCCAGACTCTGACTGCAGTGCTCCCTTAATTCGGTTAGGAAATAAAAACTGCCCTTCCTGAGTTTCGAACATCTCAGGTAGCAGGGGTTTTGACGTGTAACCTCCTGCTAATCCCTGAGAGACTTTAGAAGAGATGTCGCCGTTAAGGTTAAGCAGGAAGTACGTAGACTGCAGCTCAGACTGATGCACGGCCATGACATACTGGTTATTGTTAAAATCAAATGCGGCAGAGGCTAGGCCTAGTGACCGAATAAATACGGATGCCGATCCAACTGTACCGGCTTTATTAATTGTGTTAGATCTAATAAAGTGAGCATCTAAAGATCCTACTACATTCTCCACTTCATACAGTACGGTAATCTCGTCAGTCGATGTCTCTACGGCAGTAATATTAACCACATCAGCCACAGTTTCTACTAAGGTAGGAGAGAGGAGAGTAGAGCTGATATTGTAGTCAAATACAGCGCATTTTACGTCAGATCCGTCGTGGTAAACTACGTAGGCATCTAAGGCCTCTGTGCCTACTACAGCTATACATGTATCGGCATTCTCTCCAGTAAATTGAACAGAGGAGCTAAAGACAAAGCCTGCAGTAACAAATCTAGTGCTTACTCCTCCAGTGGCATTATCATCATTCCAGGCAACAAAAACTCTGTCTCCTATAGGAGCAATGTCGTAATGCTGATTAACTGGGTCCAGGTTTGTGGTAAAGTCCTGAGGAGTCTCTAGTGATGAAGGATCTACTATGGAAATTCTTGTAAATTTAATACTATTAGCTTCTATATAAAAAACTACAATAAAGTTTCCTAAAGCCACGACCTTAGGACTACTTCCAGCAGCGGCTACCTCCGCATCAGTAACAATAAAAGTATTAGAATTATTATCTAAAACAGAGTATCTGACCCCTCCTCGACTGTCCTCCCAGGCATATACTTCCAGCCTGCCATTACTAGCGCCGCTCGGATTATCCTGTTCAAAATTGTTTCTTATAATAGACTTACTATCAACTACAACAGAAGATGCAGTTCCCTTTTCTGCCCAGCGATCCAAAGCATCTAAATAAGAATAAATTCGACTTCCGGTAAAAAGATTCAACTCATTCCTAAATCTAGCAAGTCCCAGAGCCTCTTCTACCTCTTCAGTAGATCCAGATATGGTCCTGCCAAAAGACTCGTAGCCATTTCTTTTTACAATCTTGCCAGGCTTAATGAAAACTCCATTTTCAAGTTCTGCAAGACTAGGAGGCTGTAACTGCTTCTCATCAGTCTTAGTATCTACGCCCTTAGTAAATGGCACTGGAATGTTCTGCTTCTGTAATGGCACTATGTATATTCCTTATGCAAAACGATAAATTTCGATTACTCCGTCGCCTCCGGCTCCTCCAGCTCCGGTGTCTCCTGTGCCGCCGTTACTAATTCTAGCACCAGCGCCTCCAGAGCCTCCGCCTCCAGCTCCGTTAGTTCCAGCTCCACCTACTAGGGACGTACCTGAACGACCAGCACCTTGAGATCCATCTCCGCCCGTACCTAGAGGCGTACCCTCACCTCCTCCTCCAGCTCCTCCTCTAGCATCGCCCGAGCCTGAAGATAGTCCAGGTCCTCCAGCTCCAGAATTATTTCCTATAGGAGTGCCTCCATTTCCTGATGTACCAGTGCCCTGAATTGCACCGCCACCGCCACCTCCTCCAGCGAATCTATTCCCAACTCCGCTACCTGCGCTGCCGTCAATGGTTTGAGCCCCAGCTCCTCCCCCGGTAGTATTGCTTACAAAGTTTGAAACGCCTGTACCTCCAGATGCTCCTATTCCGCCGGTAACGGGAGAAGTGGTTGGAGCATTACCTCCAAGTCCTCCGTTACCTCCCACGCAAGCAATGCCTCCAAAGATTGTAGATCCACCGGCTGAGCCACTAGCCCCACCAGTATTAGGAGCAGTTCTTCCTGTTCCTCCAACTCCTCCAGAGCCTACGCTATAGTTTATATTTTGTCCAGGAGTGACTTCAATCACAGCAGTTTTCCATTGCCCAGCGCTACCGCCTCCTCCGCCTCCTCCAGCAACTATGGGACCTATAGAATCTAGTCCTGTAGCTCCGGAACCTCCTCCGCCTCCGGCAGCTTGTACATAAACTATAATCTTAGTCACTCCGGAAGGAACTACGTAAGTTCCTGAGCCTGTAAGTGTGTCTTTAAAAACCCTAGAATCTAAATCAAAAGTAGAAATTTTAGAATCTGTAACAGCTCCATCCGCTATCTGAGGAGTATCTATTTGAGCCGTAGAAAGTGCTCCGCTAGTGTCCATAAGAATAGGCAGTAGCGATAGAGGAGTTCCTGTAGGTAGAGTAATTGTGTAGTCAGACCCCAGTGCAGTAGGAGATTCGATAGTAACTCCATTAGGAGAAATAGCTGCGGGGTCCCTTAGCGTAACATCACCGGCATCGATGTTACCTCTGCGATTTGTTGACTGGTCAAAAACGTAAGTAGTGTCAACAGAAGTATAAAAAAGACTAGCACTACTCGTCGCATAATCTCCTCCAATACCGCCAATGGTAGAGGCATTTAATGCTCCCCCGGCAGTGATTTGAATCTGATTCCCAGAGGCATCGTTATAGTACAACTCACCGCCCGCAGCGTACAAAGTTCTTATATCTGAAGGATTTGAAATAGGACTACCGTTAGGAGCCATTCTATATGATCTAGTATTAATAATATTATTACTTTTAAAATCTAAATCAGAATTTATATTCATGGCAGAAGGTGTAATTCTAACACCCTTACCAGAAGTATGGTCGTGAGAATCTACCAGCTCAATTGCGCTATTTAGCTGAGCAGCCCAATCTGGCCCGATGGTAACTGTAGGCACTGGCAAGTTTAAATTCATAAAAGGCGTTACTGCCATAATTCCTCCAAGTTAAAATACCCAAATATCAAAGTTCACGCTAGCTGAGGCATTTAGGTCTAAAAAAAGATCGGGCCTGCTATTAGATGCCTGTTCGTCATCTATTACGGTTCCATTGTCTCTTTTTGTGATAATATCCCCTCTAGGAGGCCTTCCTAGTCCGTGCTCCACTCTAAGCACATTACTTCCGTCTA